AGTATAAATAATAGTATATGTTGTTTAAATCTAGATTTGATTTCGTTTTAGAGGCTGATGATGCTCAGACACCAGATGAAGCACCTGTTGCGCCTGCTAGTGATAAAGAAGCTATGGCGCAAACGTTAGATACCGCAAAGCCTGATGATTTCAACGTTCAGGCTGCTGAACGTCAGAAGAGAGTTGACCATGTTAAGATTCAGCAAATCAATACTCTTAATGAATGGATAACAAAAATCGATGATTTTATTGTATTCTTAAATGATACAAAAACAGATTCAATGCAGATTCAGCTTCACTCTGCACCCTGTGATTCAATGTTTGAGAAGATTGCTACAAGCGAGAAAAAGAAAATCTCACGTCTTGCAGCTGATCTCGGCAACCTCGGACAAGCGCTTAAGGGATATCTAGCTTCTGCTAACGATTAATATTTGACATTAAAAGCTTAGCTTTTAATCCTTCGTGTGAATTCTCAATAATATATTGAGGAGATATTTCATTAATCTTTGCTGCTATACAAAGATCATTTATATCTTTAAATTGTTTGCCGATTTTTTCAGGCCATATAAAAACCATCTCTCCGTTATCAAGAAGCTTGTATGTTTTGTTTAAACTTGCGGTATCCTGCCACTGACTGTCTAAAACCCATATCCTTTTAGCTAATTTAAATTGATTGAGTTGCTCTTTTTGAAGATGAGAGAACATCTTATCGCTTTTCTCTTGAATACCGGCTACAGCAGTTCCGTTCTTAACAAAACATGCATCAATAGGCCCCTCAAAAATAAAAATATAGTCAAGATCTGTTGTCAATTTATTGAGATTGAAAAGAGACTTTTCTCCATTCATTTTGCCGAGATATTTTGGTATGTCTGTATCGTTGTCGTAAATGGCACGTGTCTGATAAAAAACAATTTCATTTTTATCATCATAAAAAGGTATTACAATTCTATTCTTTTGAAATTTATCGGTTAACGACAGCCAGAGAGAGTCGGGTTTATTAACCGCAGAATTAAGTCTCCTACGGTTGATTATGCTTAATGCATCATTAACGACCTTATTGTCTTTGTAATACGCAACTTGATCTTGATCAAACAAATTAATACAATCCAAAGGTAAAGTATCTGAATTTATTTCTTTTTTAAATTCAACTTCTTCTCTACTCAAGTCAATCGGTAGAATGTCATATGTACTAGCCTCATCGACTATTTCCTTAAACGTAAGACCAGAAGCTTCTTGGATCCACTTCAACGGCTTACTAGCCCAGCCACAGTTATGACAGCATATATAGTCATCATCTACTAGATAATAGCATCTACGCTTTCTCTGCCATGATTTACCCTCCCTGCATATAGGGCATCCAGCTTCATATGTATTAGTATACTTCTTATACTTTGGATAACCAGCGTACTGGTAGAACTTTTGTATAATATATGATTGTGGTAATATCACACCTCTAGTATAGAGGTTTTAATTAAAGAAACAAGCAATTACTTCTTAAGTGGCTTAACCGAAACAACACCTTTGTGCACGAACTGACCGGAAGCAGGATCGGTGTAGATAGCTTCAGTAATCTCCTGATTATTACTAATGTAAGTACGGAGAGTAGGGCGGATCGGTTCACCACTAATAGGTGATTGAATAATCTTTGGTTGGAGTGTATCCATAATAATATTTAGTATTTATACAACAGTTTGCACATTATTTTTAATGTACTGTAACTTACACACTTTAAAAACCTTGTTTGGTATTTTTTCAACAATGTCAACTATCTTATCCTTTAGCCCAGATTCAAATTTATCTACTGGAATTTCTCTTATTATCATTGTAGGCAACGAGAGAAATTTATGTTGTGTATCTACTGTCTCCATATACACCAATAATTCACCTAGATAATACCCAGCTGTTACAGCGTAGATATATCTTTTTATTGGGTGTTGTTTTTTAAACAGAATCATTCGTCGTTACCAAAAGGCCCGTGATTAATGAATTTATTTACGAGTGTAGTGAGCGAATCTGCTTCTTGCTGATTGTGTGCAGAAATAATATGTACAGGAGAACCGTCTAAAGAATAACCGAGTATAATATATGATAATAAAAACTCTTCAATAACAGCAGCTAAGGATTCAGTATTTTTGCGATGCTCTGTTTTATTATTAAGCTGATTTTGTAAAATTGCTGTGAGAGCTTTTTGTGTTAGCTCTCTTATATCAGCAGCAGCTCTAGGATCAAACTCTTCAGTTTTTTTACCCTTCGACTTCTTCCTTCTCTTCGGTGTTTCGTCCTTCATCAGATTCAGTTAGCTTTTTTGTCATATAACGGTTACGACCACGATAGTCTCCGTTATTTGATACACCGTGAGTAATAAGGAAATCTATAATAACCTCGATACTATCTGTTTTTATACTATAGTTTTTAGGTATCCGATGCCCACCATCGTTAAACTCAAACAACGTTTCATCTATCTCTGTCTTGTTACTATAACAAGTGATCATTACTGAGCTCTCGCTCGGATTAACCATTACAGTCCATCGGCGTGGATCACTCTTTGCATATACAGAAAATAAACGTAAGACAATAAATCCATTATCTTTTAAGCGCTTAATAAAATAGCTAGGTGTTTTGATTTTGTTTCTGCTCATATTAATTCTCCAGTGCTGATACAACAAATTTAATGTTGGACGATTCAAGTGTAGTATCAAATAGTAATACACCCATTTTGGTTACAAGCTGGGCGTCGATGGTTTTAAACTTCATACAAGAAATTATGCGAAATATTTCAAAATTCAAGGGTATTGCTTTACTAAACTGCTGACCGTTATAATCATCTGCAAGTTTCATACCATATGAATCAGTATTTGCGCGGGTTGCATCAGTTAAATCACCATGAACTATATTGTCCTTAACAGTCAAATATATTTTATTTGTCTCAGTTGCGATCGCACTTCCTTTAATTAAGGATGCAATAGCTGAATGAGAGATACTAAACGTACCGTCAAAGGCTAACTTCTTTAATTTCTCAATATTGATCTTCGGTATAGATATAATATTGTCTTCATAGAGATGATATTTAAATCTTACCGCAGGAGAAACGTATCCAATGCTATTTGTCTCAACGTTAAAACTAATTTGTTGTTCTTCTATACAAGATAGTATTCTACAAAATTTCTTAATATCGGGAATATTTAACGTTTTGGTAATATCAATATTGTTATCGTTATATTGTGCATTAACAATAATAGTATTATCACCTGTAGCAATAAGAGTAGTAATACTACCAGGTTGTACGCGCAATACTGCTCCTTCAGCAACTCTACTAACAGGAGTTAAAAAGTCATTTATAAATCTATCTTTATCTGTAATATTAAGAGTCATTTCTTTAATAATAGATTAAGTTTACTCTTAATCAACGCTATTATAGACTGGCAGTTGCTGATGCTCGGGACTTTTTTTTAAAAGTATTAACAAAATCTACTAATTCCTGTTGCGTTTCAATAATTGTTGTAATTTTACGCTCTAGAGCATCAAGTTTGTTAAAAATTTGCTCTGAATAAGGACTAGAATTAAAGTTAAGTTCGAGTTGATTAGGGTCAGTATCTACTTGAGCTGGTGCAGCTATGGTTGTACTTGCAGGAGACTGTAGAGAAGCAAGCGATGGAATGACAATAGGACCGTTAGCAGGTGCTATAGGAGCTGTTGCTACTGGTGCAACTGGCTGTGCTACAGGTTGTTGTACAGGTGGCTGTTGTACAGATCCTTGCGGAATTGACTGTAACATACTATTAGGATTAATTGAGCCTGCAATAGGCTTTAAACTACTAACAATATGCTTATCAAGCTCTTTCATTTCCCCCATGTTTTGTCCGAGGAACTGTAGAGCGAGAAGCTTTGCTTCGTCTCCTGTTACTTCTCTAATTACTTGTTCCATTAGTCTTCAAGTCCCTTGAGAAGCTCATCAAGTGTGTCATCATCAATACTGGCCGATGCAGCTTCCTTTACAGGTGTAGATTTAGATGTCTGAACAGGCTTGCTTACAACAGCTTTTGGTGGCTGTACTGGCTCCGGAGCCTTTACTGACTCTTCGTCAGCTACGTCAACACTGCAATGATAGTGTTCGTTAAGCATTTCAACGAGCTCATCATAGCTCTTAGCAGTAACATACGTCTCAAGATCAAGAACACCATTGTAAATATCCTCATAATCATCTGGTGAGAGACCTTCAACCTCCTTCGGGAGTGCAAATTTAGAAGAAACGTATGTAGGGTAGTCACCCTGCTTCTCAACCTTAATACGGAGATTACAACCGTTTGGCGAAAGATCAAAAATACGTGGACCAAAATCAGCAGATTCCTCACCCTCGATAGCGTCCTTAATAATCTTATCTAACTGACGACCGTAGCGAAGAACCTTAATAGTACCGTTATTCTCAGGCGTAACGGGATCATTAACAACATATACATTTACCATCCAATACTCACGACGATTAAGGGCCTTTGACTTCTCACGTTCTTCTTCACTGCCATTACGGCGAATACGGAAAAACTCTTCTGCGATTGGATCGCGCTGACCCCAGGTTGCAGGACTTACACACTGAACATACTGACCAGTAGAAAGACTATTCCAGCCATAAGAATAGTAATTAAAAAACGTCTTGTTAGGATCCTTAATATTAGGAAGAAGACGAACAACGTAGGTGTTACCAGGAGTCGTCTTAAGGAAATCCTTGTACTTAGTATTAGTTGCTGTAGATTCAGTCGACTTAGTAAGAGCTGACTTGATGCTATCAAACATAGATGATGTAAATGCGGGGTTCATATTATTTTTTAAGTTTAGTTTATATTTTTAGTTATTGCAATTATTTTTTTGTGTTATTTTTTGTATACCTAGTTCTACGAATTTACGTGCCTTAGTTGAGCTAAGATACTTGGTTCGAAGAGTTGGTAAATTGACTATTAGGTCGTTTCCTATAATAAATGAAAGCAAATCAGAATCAACTGATCTTAATATTTTATCAAAGTTTATAAAACCTAACAGACAATAAACATTTACTCGATGCTCCTTTAAATGCAAGAGGAAGGAGTATGTATTGTTTGTTTTATGTTCGATATATTCCGGTACTCTTATATTATGTTCCTTGCAGAACGATGAAATAAAAATAAGTGACGATTTAATGTTTTCTAGCTGATCTAAGCTATCGGGGCTCATTGTGAGGAGCTTTTGTTGATAAAGGGTATACGCTTTTGTTGCTTTTAAGGTCGTGTAATAATCGAGATTAAAATATTCCTCGTCTGGGTATATCTTAAACGGCGCAATAAAAAAATCGTTAATGTTTATATGTTTGTGCTTTGTAAGAAAAAGAGCAATCTTCTTGAGATAGTTAATTGTTTGAGGGTCAATGCTAGAAAAATCTTTTCGATATTTAAACGGTGTATTTCTCCGTGACCGCGAGATTCTTAAATGCGTGTTGTAGATGTGTTGCTCAAACTCAGTTACATTACAATCTTCTACCATTCAAAAATTATATCTTAACCTCTGTCATTATTCAATGGAGATCCTTTGGAATTTAAATACTTCATTATATATTTGCTTTTA